GCCTGCTCGCAATAACTAACGACATCAGGCTTGCGCCAAAAATAACTCCAATCAGACTGAGTGTATACTGGTAATATATCAGAGCTGATACGAACCATCCTAAGGTTGCCATTTAATGTTCCAATTCTTTCAATTAATTTACGTGTTGATTCTATGTTACCTACCATTAGGTCCCATAGTTTTTCTTCGGCAACTTCCTTAGTCTGTCGGTTAAGCCATGCTACTGTTGTACTGCTAGTATTGTATTGTTTAGCATCATCGAGCGGTTTGATACCATTAACCTGATCCGGGCTATCGATCCACTTACAAGCAAAGCCTATGCGTTTTGTAGTATTCATAAAGCTATTATACTACCAAAAGACTAGGTTGTCAAGAGTTTTCTATGCGTCCAAAAGCTGCCCAGCGAGCACCACCTAGACAGACCCACCCGATAACGCCCCCAGCTGCAGGAGTATCATTCCAAACAATGTGACCGGTGCGAGCTTCGTAATTAGGTAAACTGCCACTAGTCATTGCTATAGGGCCAATGCTGATATTTTCAACTTCTACACTACCGTCCGGCAGTAAAGAAATATTTTGCTTGTTATTTGATCCTAAGATCATTGTTTGGTTTCTAGCAGTGCCAAAATATCCAGTGTCTTGACTATGTTTGCTGGCTACAATTTCAACTTCCTGATCCCAGATGCTAACCGGATGACTAGGGTCCATGGTGTTAATACCTATGCGACCTTGTGTAACATATAGTGTATCGACAAATAAGTTTTCACCAGATGTTTGTAGGTCGTTGAGCACGCCTACACGTTGAATGTTAGTGTCAATGATGTGATAGCCTAGTCTATTACCGCTGACAACTTCCTTGCCTGCTTGTGTAATTTTATCTAGGTCTAGTCCGTCTGTTTGAATTTTATTAAAGATCGTACCTGTAAAGCTATCAAACAGTTCTGTATTAAGTTCTTCACGCACTGCTTGACTGGTATAGCCTATTAGCTTTTTAAAGCCTTGGGTAGTACTGTCAAAATCACCTTGTATAGATATTTGGCCTTTAACTGTAAGGTTACCTGTAACGTTGGCCTCTGGAGTATGTAGACCACTTTCAAACGCTACAGCATTATCCATAATGGTCATTTGTATACGGGTAGATAAATCATCTATACCTGTACTACCAAACTTAGATATAATACCACCTTGAATATTATCGCCTGTTAGTTTAATGCCAGTAAAGTTAATACTAGAATGAGGAATACTACCTTCTGGAAATGTAGTACCTTTAAGACTGTCACCAATGGCAGTTTGTACTACCTGCTGGACTGAGGCTTGAATATTAATTGAGGTTAGCTTCTGACTTACCCATTCATTAATTTGATTGTTAGTAGTAGCGGCTAAGTTTTTACTTACTTGGTCTGTGATTTGTTTAAATGCAATTTTTAATTCTTGTTCGCCTGTGCCAGCGAAATCAAACTTATCTAGTCTGGCCTGTACCTGACGAGTAACAAGGTCATTAATTATATTTGTTAATTCTGTCCCGGCTAAAGTTTTAACAACTTCTGCGGTCACCTGTTGACGTAGTTCAACATCTATAGTTCCTCGCAGTTCCGAAACCATGCCGGCTATAATAGGTTGCAGTTGTTGATTGATATCCATATTCTCTTTGAAAAACTAAAATTAAAAACTAATCGAAATCACATGCTCATAATTCTTTTTTATGAGACTTTTATACATTAAATTTTTATGTACGTAAAAACTCTTAGCACCTGCATCGATGCTAAATTTAGCCATCTGTTTGAAGAACATGCTACGGCGAGCAAATGCTCCGTATGTTTCAACTTGATTACCATGCAGCTCATATACCATAGTGTTCCATGCATTCTTATCATTGTAATCATAATTATGATATTCTAAGAATACTTTAGTATCACTGTGTGCATGTACTGCCAACGGTTGACTAAATTCTCTATCACGGAAGTCTTGATTTTTATAGTCACGTAATGTTGTAACTATTAGGTCTTTGGCTAAATTGGCAGTTACTTTAATCTTGTCTAGTTGTTCTTGTTCAGAGTTGGCGAATGTGTAATATTCATCGCTAGCAACTACCCAATTAAACTGCTTAGTGTATTGACCTAAATCATCATCTGCAATGTACGTATATTTAATACCTTTAGTGTCTAGGTAGTTTTTTATTGTAGGAGTAATAGCAGTGACGCTGATGTTCTTACAGGTGCTACCCAGCATCAAGGGACTAAATCCATAGAACAATATGCTGGCTGGAATTTTGCCGTAATGATCTGCTATAGACTTAACAATCTCTTGCTTACGGTCTATAACTTCTTGATTTTTTGGATTAAAATCTAAGGCTTTTACCGACGATTCGGTATATTTTGCAAAACTTTCTGGCATAATTCTTCCATGTTTCGTATATTTAGTTATTCTCTAACTAAATCAAGGGTCACACAGTGGAAGCCGCCTCCTAGAGTCCTGCTATGGCGTAGTTCTAACGGTATTACTGTAAATTTGGCTCTTTCTAAATCTTCAATTAGCTGGTGTTGCTGACGATCTACAACAACTGTATTGGGATCAATACTCAGCATGTTCATGCCAATCCATTTGCTAGCATAAGGATATTCGTAGAAGGATTGTGCTTCTACATCAGTGACCCATAGTTTAGTCCAACCATCAAATGCACTAGGACAATTTTGTGGATTAACACGGCTAGCATTCAATACCACAAAGCCATCACGTAAGGGGCAGATGGTACTGTCAATGTGTACACCACTATAGAAGTTTACTAGTTCGATATTAATCTCAGGTAGTTGTTCACACAACCAATCATAGGCTTTACGGTTACCACTTGGACTTTCTAAGTACAACCACTGATCATTCATGCGGCAAACGTTTGCCGCATCCATAATCATACCAGCGTGGCGCGGCATGTGTAGGACTTCGCTGGCATTTTGATAGACGTAATCCAGTGCATATATTTCTTGGTCGCGACAGGGATACATCATATTAGGGTCAACAATTTTATCGCCAGCAATGATTAGTCGATCGCGTGGGCAATAGTTGTACATACCTCCCAACTCTTGGAAATTTATTTCCTTAGGACGTGATACTTCTATTCCTAATTTGGTCAACACTAACGCTAGGTCTTCTAAATCTTCGTTAGCTTCGTCAATTATGTGCTGTGCCACAGCACCTGATGGTACCGGTGTTTCCTTCCATAAGGTCTTTTCACTCTCTAAAGCAAACACTGGATCGTTACTAGGCCAATTGGCATGGGTAGCACTACCCACAACTACTGATTTTAATTTGCCCCATTCATTACTACTGCTTATCTTCATACGTGTCCTGTTATTTGTAAAGTGTATCTAGGAGTTAATCCCATATTAGCTGCAAGGTGCGGAGTGTCATAGCACCAGGTGACAACATCGCCTGCTGACCAATTGACAATTGGTGTATTATCTAATTCTAAATAATGGCCACTGGTCCATGATTCTAAGAATACTACCGCACGATGTATAGTATGTTCTTGCCTATTAAGGTCAAACAGTTCAATATATCTTTTGTAAGTATCTCGATGAACAGGTAATATGGTCCCACTACTCATTCGATAATAACTCGTACAGACATCTTTCCAACCAAGACGATTGAAATAGTTAACAAACATAGAATTCCAAACTGGTTGGGCTTTCCGCATATCGCACATAGCACCAGTGAACTTACCAGGATATCCTTGTTCCATCCACTGTGCAGTGTCATTGGGATTGTTAAAAGATTCTACAGTGTACTCTAAATTTTTAAAACTATCATCCCAAAAAGGCTCTATATTAAACTTGTCCACGAGTATTCCCGTAGTGAAGTACTGTGATATTCTTATTTTCAGTTGCAAATGTACGCCACGGATCTACAATAATGCTGCCACCGCTAGGTATAAAATATAATCCCTGCAGATCAGCTAATCCAGTATAACCGTATGTTACTTGTTTGTTATGTGCTAATAAAATAACAGCTGGCATAGGATCATGTAAATGATCATCGGTCAATGGATCTACATAAAAGAAGTCTGCGCCTTCTGCAGCTAAGTAACTGCCAATTAATAAGCTGTAACTACCATCTAACATATCAATGTCTGGTTTGTAGGCTTTTCCGTGAATAATGATAGGTAAATTGTGTTCTTTTTGTTGTTTTATTAAGAATTTAGCTAGGTTTTCTGCCTGTTTTTCTCTAGCATGCATGATAGTGTCGAATATGTCATAACCTAGATCTAAATGTTCTGCTAGGTAACGTAGAGCAATATTATCACGTGGATGACATGGACCGGCATCGCCCATGCCTGCTTTCATATATTTGCCACTGACGATACGAATAGTTGAATTAATCAACGCATCTGTAACTATGTCTACATTCATGTTACCATTCTTCATAGCAACGTCTTGTATCATGTTTACTAGGCCAACTTTAGCACTAATAAATGTGTTGTAAAAAATCTTAATTGCTTCTGCTTCGTCCCACGTACCAATAGCATAG